ATTAATCAATCAATTACTTACATGCTTGATTATTATAAGCAACTTATAGAATATGTAACGGGTATATATGGAGTTATGCAAGGAGACACAAGTCAGGCACCAGAAACTTTTGGAGCAACACAATCATTACAATCCTTTGGTACACAGCGAATAAAATTATATGCAAGAAATCTCGAGAACAGCATGGAAAATCTTGCTTACGTAATTATTGCCTATATACAAGCATATGCTCCAAGAGATAAAGTTTTAAAATACTTCGATGAAAACGGAGATGAACAAGAGGTAAAACTCATGAATAGTACCGAAGATCTGCAATTTAAGGTACGAGTAGAAATGACTTCTTCGCTTCCGACCACAAGACAATTAAGTATGCAGTTATTAGCATTTATTACACAAACGGTATCCGATGACGCTCTGAAATCACTATATACGCAATATATGTTAAAAATGCAAGATGTTCCCGAGGCTGATAAAATGGCAGAAGAAATAGATATTATACGTAATTTACAATCTCAGTTACAACAGTTACAACAGCAAAATGAGGAATTACAGGGACAGGTAAGCGCAGCAGAAAACAATATGCAGCAGATGCAGGTAAAGAACAACGTAGATAACGCAGCAAATAAAGCAACTAATTCCATTATGCAATCGCAAATGGAGATAGAAAACGAAATGGAGAATACTCCTATTCCTAAAGAATTAATGGAAACTAATATTAATAATTTAATTACTACTGAAGAAGAGGTATAAAATGTCAGAACCAAAAGAAAAAATAACTAATAAAAAAAGACCTGAATATCCGGGAAAAGAAAATAATTACTCATTAAGATCTATGAAACCAATAAGGGATATTCCACAAGAAGAAAGAAATGTAGATTCTTTAATGTATGAACCTGGTGGCTCGCATTCTGTTTATCCTTCGCCATATAAGTCAAACGCACAAATTGAATGGGATAAGCAAGATAAAGCTGATAAAGCAAATAAAGAAGCAACTGAAGCAAAAGCAAAAAGTGCTTTACAGGCAAATGCTTATTCAGAAAGAAATTCAAAGTTACCGAAGTTCAAGAATGTAGCGAAAAAAGATAAAAACAAGAAATCAAATGTGGCAGCAATAAAAAAATAGGTGATATATGGCAACAGGAATATTTATACCTGGGAAATACTCGGATAAAAAGAAAACAGAAGTTACTAGAACTGATAAAAAAGGTAATTATGAGTTCTATGATATTGATTATAAGAAAAAGAAAAGAAGGGTTATTAAAGTAAAAAAATAGGATAAAAAATGGAAGAAGAATTTGAAGATAATGATTATACCGATAATGAAGAAATAACAGATGAAAATCTCGATGACGAAGAATTTCAGGAAAATCAAGAACAACAGGAAGAATACGAAGATTACGAAGTTCCTTCTTACATACCTGATGAATTTGTGCCACCTGAAGCATTTGAAAAGCCGGAAGATGAATTATCTTTTTATAAAGAGCATTATATAAAACTAATGGAGCATTTAGATAGCGAATCTGCACATGAATATTATCGCAATAAGTACTCCGATGACTTAATAAACGAAGATAAAGAATATGAAAAATTAAGAGCAGTAAAAAATTTGGTAGAAAGTGGTAATCCCGAGGAATATATAAAAATATATGCACCTGATTATCTTGTTAAAAACAGAGTTAACGCAGGATATAATGATGAAGAAATTGCTAATATAGTAATTAATAGAATGAAGGCTGAATTTGGCGAAGATTACAAAGACAATTATGACCAGGAGAAAGCGGGAATAAAAGGGACGTTATCTCAAAGAATGTACGAAAGACAGACACAATTAATAGAAAACATCAAGCAACATAATGATTACGTTAATTCTCAGGTAGAATCGAATAAACCACCTAGTCAGGAACAAATATTCGAAGAATTAAATAAGCAATATAATGATGATTTTGCGGAAACATTAGAACCTGGTGAGTATAGTGAATTTGCCAATTATGCTATAGAATATGCGAAGAATAACAAGATTAGTATGTTGGATATGCATAAGATGTTATATTTTGACGAATATACGGAAGATGCGTATAAAAAAGGATTACAAGATGGCAAGAAAGGATTGGTTAATGAAATAAGCAATAGACATAATGTTTCGATGAATCATCGTCCTATTCAAAGAAACGATGTAAAAGAAGAAGAATACAACGAGTTTGGGAGTTTTGGAAGAGTTAGCCCACTCGATTTAATTAAACATATATAGAGGTATATAATGGCAACACAACCAAGTAATAAGCAGCTAGATGATATCTATGAAGGATTACTAGCGGGCGGGAATTTTCCCGCAGATTTAAGAGGTGATGGTAGCGATAGAAGTGCGAAGCTTACATTCCTGGATAGGGATATAGCTGCATTTACTTATTTGATACATAAGAATCATCCATTCACGACTAAAGAAAAAGTCGCAGATAGGTTCTATAACGTAAGAGAAATTGACGAATTAGAACGTTATTATACCGTAATTCATGGTTCAGGTTCAGGAAACGCAGTAACAACTGATACTTATGACCAATGGATATCGGTAACAAATGCACAAGCATCAGAAATACAAGTTAATCAAGTTTTGTATTTGATGGGCGTATATGCGCTTGTCGTAAAAACAAATATGGTAGCGGGACAAGTAGCAGCAGCTTCTGGTGGTTCACAGGGAACTAATTATGGACCTGATTTGGGGTATGATGTTGGTGGACATCCTACGGGAATTAGATTCAGTAGAACCCGTGGACTGGATGATGATGGTTATTGGTTCGAGGATTACGAACAAGTAAAAGTAATCGAGAAATTAGCGGAAAATAGTCATTCTTCAGGGTATACTCTGATTAGGCTCGACAGATGCTATATGGGACCCGGCGAAGAAGATGACGGCGGAAGAAAACTACCTGGCGGATTGATTTATTCTGCGGATGGTATTACAAATACAACGGCAGGTGGAACGGGACACACGGGTTTTGAATATGCAAGAATAATTTCCGGGGATATTCTCCTAAGGGGTACGAATACTTTCCGTGAAGGTACACAGGCACCCGATGGTGTCCATAAGTTACCAACAAGAGACAGGAATTTTACTCAGGAATACAAATATGGCTGTAGTAGAACACTTGAGAGCGATATTGTAGATAAAGCCGTTAAACAAAGAACCGGTTTTAATGCATGGGAAACTCAGAAATGGATGACCAAAAGACAAATGACAAGGGATAGAGAGTATTCTAATCTACTTGGCAGAAAGATGGTTAATAGCATATCCGGCAAGGAAGAATATGTACAAGGTGGAGTAAGACCATTTATATACAAAGATGCTAATCACATTATCAAATATTTAGACCCGACAATAACGTGGCCTGGTATACTCGATTTAGGCAAGAAAGTATTTGGTTTAGGTGGAGGAAGTGAAAGAGTAGGCATTACAGGTATCACGATGGATGCCGAAATGAGAAAATCGTTCTGGAATGAACATTTGTTTTATAACAAAGAAGCTTCTAAGGCTTTTAACATGGAAGTTACAACTTTGTTTATGAGTGGAGGTAAGATACATCTTATATCTTCTCAGGTAATGGAAGAAAATGGTTTTGGCAACGAAATTCTTTGTTTGGACCTGACACACAGCGATGCATTTGAACCCGTTACACATGAAGGATGGGATTACTTTACCGACAATGGTGGAAATTCAAAGAATGGAATAGCTGCAGCAGGTTCACAATTATACAAGGAACAAATTATCGGTATGTTCGGATTAAAAAGAAGATACCGCAAATATCATTGTATCCTTGATTTCAGCAACGCAGTTACAGTAGGGAGGTAAAAATGAAGAAGATATTATTAATATTGATTGCTTTTTTATTGGCATATAATGTTTATGCTATGGATGAAAAGTATTGGGTAGAAAAAGTGTATGATAAAGAAATAACTTTTTCAAATTGGAGTTCTTCGTATACTTATGTACCATCAAATTCTAAGTGCTATGCAGCTACAACATCAGCAGGATATTCATGGCAAAGTGAAAGTGAGCCATTCCAGTTAGGATGTGATTCGGTAACATTTGTAGCACAAATAGTTGAAAAAGGATTAACGTATGATTATGTGAATCTTGAAGCAGGAATATATGCAATTGGTCCCGAAGGTAATAAATTACCTACGGATACAACTACGTATAATTTTATTCCTAAAGTATTACTTAAATACTATGGTCAAGGTTTGGTAACCGTTGGGAAAGGAGGTATAGGTGGACAAGATAATGCATTCGATGCTCGGCAGAATAATATGCTAAAAGTAAAATTATGGATACGTATAGGTTATGCTTATACAACCGGCCAAACTATTAGATTAAGAATATATGCGATAAAATATAGAAAGGGTACATAGTGAAAAACCTGAAAATATTTGTTATATTACTCCTGTCATTCGTTATGGTGGCAGGAGCAATAACAATAACCGAGAAATTGATTATTACTCACACAACTTCGTTTACAGCAGATGAAACGAAAATACTTACTGTAACTGAGGGTGGTACAGCTGTACCAATCTCAGGGGACAGCGTGGGTTTCAATGTTAATTTTTCAACTGATAGTATACAGGGTTACATTACTTACAATTGGACTACCAAGGATGGAAGTTTGTCTCCTACGACAAATACCCTTACTTTGTCTGATGGATCTTCGAGTTTTTCTCTTGGATCAGGAGAAACATCTGTTTTTACAAATGCGATAAGTCGTGTAGCCGGAGTATATAGAATATATCTATATTTGAATTTGACGAATAATAATTATAATACAGTTACATTGGTAA